AAAATTAATAATGAGTTTTTGAATGTCAAAGTAGCAACTAGAGATAAAATACTAGGTTACTTTATAAACAAAAAACTTAAAACTTTAATCGAAGTCATTGACGAATTTTAGACTTCGAAAGAACTGTTAAGGAGAAAACAATGGTTATAATAAGAAGAAACCCCGATGGCTCAATTGCCAGCAAAGAGGGAGAACCAACACAATCACACCCAGCATTAGCAACAAAAAGAGGAATGCAAGCGTTAGCAGACGCAGGTAGACCTGTACCTGTAATGATGAGTGAGATTGCTACAAAAATAAACAACGCAAAAGACAAACCTAGAAAACTAAAAGTATTGAAAGATAATGATTCAGTTGCTTTAAGACAAGTTTTAAAAGGTGCTTTTGATCCTAAAATAGAATGGTTGTTACCTATGGGTGATGTACCATATTCAGCCAACGATGCTCCTGTAGGAACAGAACATACTCTGTTACAACAAGAAGCAAAAAGGTTATATCTATTCACAAAAGGTGGAGATAGTAGTCTATCAAATACAAAAAGAGAGACGCTTTTTATTCAAATGTTAGAAGGACTATCTGCTGAAGAAGCAGAATTTTTAGTTGCAGTTGTCAACAAAAAAGTCAATAACAAGTATAAAGGATTTACAGCGAATCTAGTGAAAGACGCTTTTAATTGGGACGACAATTTCATGAAAAAAGAGTAAATAATCCACGTTAATCATCATTAAAACCCTTATATTTCAACAGTTTAAGACACCCTTAAATCGTTGATTTATAAGGGTTTTTTTATGTGGAATAATCCATAAAATCGCAGAAAATAAGGGTTTTTAAACTGGAATAATGCTTGTTTTTAGTCTCATAATAGTGTATAATATAAGTATATTAACAAAAAAGAAAGACTACATTATGAAAAAAAGAAAAACTAACTTTACTTACAAGACTTTAGATGTTATATTTAAAGAATTTAAAGAACAAAAAGATGTCTTTGCTCAACTTGACTATGCCAAACAATTAAAGTCTGACGCATATGACTATGTGTACAAAGAGTTAAATCTCGACAATGTAATTAGAAGATTACAAAATCAAATAATAATTAACCACTAACAGAAAGAAAAAATATTATGGACAATAGAAAAATTAAACAATTTGAGTTTGCCAAGAAACTTTGGGAAAATTCAACTGGTAAAAAATATAGTGGATCAAAAGAAGATACACTAGAAATACTTGATAAAGTTGAACAATTAAAATCATTATTAGCGGTTGCATAATTATATGACTATACTATTATACATCACATTATCAGCAACTGTCTTTTTTGCATATTGCACGGCAGTTGCTTATTATCAAATGTTCAAAGAAGAATTCGGAGAACTGTAATAAATATAACAAAAGAGATATCAAATACATGAAATTAAATAGATACGAAAAAAGAATAATAAAAGGAATCATCGCTAGTCGTAAAGGTATTTACGAAACACCTAGACGAGTTAGAGAAAAATATACACCTTGCAAAGAATATGACGCTGCTATATCTTTGTTTATGAAAAAACTTGTATATTCAGAAGCCTCAAATGAATTAGAATTTGAGGGTCCCGCTACACCTGAACCAAAGTATAGATGGTTTACTTGTAGATTACATAAATCATATGCCACTAAAAGAGATTTAAAAAAATTAGTATGAGAAAGTTAAAATACTACTTAATATTTTTTTCATTATTTGTTCTATTATTATATCTTACTTCTAATAAAGAACCGTGTACGGATGATGGTTGTCCTGAATTTTATGATGACAGAAATGGGACGCACACGGTTGAATTTGACGATATTGAACAATGGATGGAAAATCCTGCTGCTAAAAGTTTAAACTTTAAAAAAATAAATTTAGAGTATGGTGTTCATACGATTGTTGAAAAAACATATCATCTACCAGATATTGATACATCATCAAAAGATGTATTTGTACAATCATTAAATGGTTGTATTAATTATTTGTATCAAAATATAGAACCAGAATATCAAATTCCTAATGAACTAATTATTGCTCAGGCAGTTATAGAAACTGGTTGGGGTAAATCTAGATTTGCAAATGAAGGTAATAATTTATTTGGTATTAGAACATGGAATAAAGATGTACCATACTTACTACCTATACCTTGGACAGAATGGCCAGGTTGGGGTGTAAAAATGTATAGTAGTAAATGTGAAAGTGTTGTTGATTATTTACATATACTAAACAATGTTCATGCCTTTAAAGAACTAAGAGAGGCAAGAGCAAACGGTGTCAATGACGCATTAGAATTGGCAAACTATCTAGACAAATATGCTAGTAAACCTACATATGTTGAACTAGTAAAAGAAATAATACAATATAATTTGAGAGGTAAATATGAACTATAATGAAAAACTATTTTGGAAACGAGTAGATAATCTTAGCAGAGCGATGAAGAATGCTAAAGACCTTAGTTTTAAAAGACTATGGGAAGATAAACTACAATTACTACTTCAAAATCAACCAAAAGGCTTGACAAAACATTAATTACCTGATATAATATTACTATATTATGAATATATTTTATCTACATAATGATACAAAGACTTGTGCTGAACTTCATGTTGATAAGCACGTTGTAAAAATGATTGTTGAATATGCACAATTACTTTCAACGGCTAAGAGAATGACAGACGGCATTAAGTATGAAGCAAAATCAAAGACAGGCAGAAAAGTACAAAGATACCGACTAGAAAATCCTAATGAAGAAGCAACTATTTACAAAGCGGTACATTATCATCACCCTAGTGCTGTGTGGGCTCGTTCTTCTAGTCAGCACTACAACTGGTTGTACTCGCTGTTCAGGGAACTTGGGCGAGAATATACCCACAGATATAAAAAAGACCACAGTACAATTGAACTGCTCAAAGACCTTTTAAAGTATCCACCAACTAATCTAAAAGACAATGGCTGGTCAGAACCACCACCTGCTATGTCCCATTATCCACAATGTATAGTGCCAGGCGATTCTATACAATCGTATAAAAATTATTACAATGAAGCAAAAGCATATTTTGCTAAGTGGACTAATAGAGAAACACCAGAGTGGTTTGAAAGTAGTACAACATGAAAAATTATTGGGATTTAATAATGAATGATAGAATAAATGCTCTGAGTCATTTACCATTTCAAGTTAAATTTATGTCTATGCAAATACTCGCTTGGTTATGGTCTGCTGTATTTGGGATTTATATTGTAGAAAGTGTTTATGCGTTTGGTATATCTGCCTTTGCTCATGCTTTGTTTATTACAATGACCGTATTAACAGCATTGTATTTTAGGCAAGTAAGAAATGAAAGACTTAGTACAAGTCTTAGAGGTGTAGGCGGCGAACACGAATGATAAAAAGAGACGCAATGGAAAGTGTGATAGATGTTGGTAGTGGATTTTTTCTATCTATTATAATTCAAATAACAATATTTCCTTTATTTGATTTACACCCTACAATATTTGAGAACTTTCAAATTGCATTAATATTTACCGTAGTATCAATGACCAGGTCAACATTATGGCGAAGATTTTTTAGAAAAAGAAGAACAGCATAATGTTAGGATTATTTTTCTTAGGTATACCTGTAACAATCTTAGTATTATATGTTTTAATAAAAGTTAGAGAATATGATTGAGTTTGATTATAGTTTAGATTACAAAAATGTATTGTTTAAACCAAACGATAAAAGATATCGTATTGGTCGTGGCGAACAAGGTGTTTTACTAATAAGACCATACACAAATGATATATGTCAATACTGGCGATTTAAAACACCAGGAGACGCTGCTATATCAGCTATGAAGATATTATTTTTATATCATCAATATAAAGGTCAAGAAGATTTTGTCGGTATGGATATGTGTCGTAAATTTTTAGAAATGGGTTTTACAAGAGCAAGAAGATATGCAAACCATAAGAGTGGTAAAAAGTATGATAAGAATGGTAAGGTAAGACCACAAGAAAAAGATTGGGCAACAAGTGATAAGGCAAAGTCAGCAAAAATATTTAAACAAGGCAGAGACCGTGTTACAACTGACCCTAAATATATATTAATGAGAAAACAATGGAGAGAAGGTGAAAAATGGGTAAACATTTAAAAACATCTATGGATGAAAAAGTAATAGACTATCTTGCTATAGAACTATACAAAGCTGATCCTGATAACATAGTGTTAAATAAGTTTATGAATATGAAAAATGAAGAAGGATATAGTTTGACAAAGACTATTAATGAGTTTAAGAAAACAGGCAAACATCCTGACCACTATAATACAGACGGTACATGGAAATATCCTAGTGGTAAAATAACTTTTGAGGAGTTTAAATTATAATGCCAACATACAGATTTAAAAATCTAAAAACAGGTATAGAATATGAGGACTTCATGACTATTGCAGAAATGGAGAAACTCAAAAAGAATAAAAATGTAGAATTATTACCACCGACACAAATGAACATTGTATCTAGTGTTGGTAGTATTGATGGCAAAACAGATAGTGGTTGGAAAGAGGTAATGTCAAAAGCCGCCGAAGCTCACCCTAATACACCACTTGCTGAGAGATACGGTAAAAAGACAGTTAAACAAACACAAATTGAAAGTGTAATGAAAAAGCATAGAGACCGTAAGTCTAAAGGCGGAGGACGATAAATATAACTGATACTATCGAGACACTACAGCACGCCAGGCGATGGTCAAGAAGCTGAGTAGTCAATCCGATAATGTATCTAATAAGTGTGTAGCTACACCATATAAGGAACGAACATGGCAGACTTTGAATTTTTAGAAGGTTTTGATATGGACGGTGATTGGGGATTTACCTCAGTTAAAGAAAAACCATCCGAAGAACAATCTAAACAGACAGAAACCGTTGTAAAACAAACAGCAGATAGTACTGCTAAGGCGGTTTCTAGCGATATAGTGAATAAATTAGATAGTAAGTTAGATAAAGTTTTATCTCTAATTAATTCTACTAAATCAGCAGTAAACGAAAAGAATCAAACAGAATTAGATATTGCTAAAAAGCAAATGGATGATGAGTATGATTTAAGAAAAGATAATTTGGGCAAAGAACAAAAAGAAAAATATGCTCAATTAGAAAAACTTATCATACCATTATTAATTAAATTAGCAAAATCACCAGAGGCCTATATACATTGGCCTAACAGAGCACAAGTTATCGAATCACAAGTCAAAAAAATAATAGCAATTACAAGAGGTAAATAATGAAAAGTAATTATGATAAATGTTTAGAAACAATCTTACATCACGAAGGTGGTTATGTAAATCACCCTAAAGACCCAGGTGGTGAAACAAACTTAGGTGTAACCAAACGAGTATATGAAGAACATGGTGGCACTAAAGATATGAAAGATTTACTAGTTGAAGATGTGGCACCAATATACAAAAAAGGTTATTGGGATAAAATGAAAGGTGGTGATGCACCTGGTGGTTTGGATCTATGTGTGTTTGACTTTGGCGTAAATGCAGGTCCAGGTCGTG